GGGGATGGCGTCGGATATCTGCAGGCTGCAGAGAAGAAAGTTGACGAGCCGACATTGTTTGATTTCATGCCGGAGGTGCTGCCATGAAAGATTTAATTATCGATTGCTTCGCTGGCGGCGGTGGGGCGAGTGTGGGAATTGAGATGGCTCTTGGGCGGCCGGTTGATATCGCAATCAATCACGACCCGGATGCCATATTGATGCACAAGACAAACCACCCGGATACGCTGCATCTGACAGAGGATATCTTCAAAGTCGATTTGCAGAAATATGTAAAAGGCCGGCATGTAGCACTGATGTGGGCAAGCCCGGACTGTACAAGCCATTCCAAGGCAAAAGGTGGAAAACCACGGGAGAAAGGACTGAGAATCCTCCCGTGGGCTGTATATAAACATGCCAAAGCAATCCTGCCGGATGTGATTATCATGGAGAATGTGGAAGAAATACAGCAATGGGGTCCTCTTGATGAGAATGGACATCCTATACCGGAGCGTAGGGGAGAGGACTATAAGAAATTTATCACGGCCATGAAATCGCTGGGATATATATTTGATAGCAGGGAGCTGGTAGCTGCTGACTACGGAGCACCGACTACAAGAAAACGCTGGTATGCGATCTTCAGGAGAGATGGGAAGGATATCAGATGGCCAGTTCCTAAATATGGAAAAACTGAATTAAGGAAATGGAGAGAGTGTGGAGATTATATTGACTGGTCAGACCTGGGAAAGTCCATATTTGACAGACCTAAGCCTCTGGCAGATGCAACAATGAAAAGAATTGCAAATGGATATGTGAAATACGTTGTCAACAACCCGAATCCGTACATAGTCAGAAACAAAGAGGCGGTTGCATTTTTGATTCAGTACCACGGAGAGCAGAAAGCAGGAGATTCCCGTGGACAGTTACTGGATGAGCCAATCAAAACGATTGACACCAGCAACAGATATGGCCTCGTAACGGCATTTATTACCAAATTCTATAAAACCGGTATCGGCCAGGGATGCGATGAACCACTTCACACAATTACTACAAGTCCTGGACACTTTGGATTGATATCTGCCTATTTAATCAAATATTACGGAACTGGTTGCGGTCAGGAACTCCGTGAGCCGCTTGCGACAATCACCACAAAAGACAGATTCGGTCTTGTGAATGTGGTAACGGATATACAAGGTGAAAAGTATATTCTGAAAGATATATTTCTTCGGATGCTAAAACCGGAAGAACTGAAGTTGATGCAGGGCTTTCCGGCAGATTACATCATTGACCATGATTATACCGGTAAGCCTTATCCGATTGCAAAGCAGGTGGCAAGAATCGGGAACAGCGTGGTGCCAATCATGGCTCAGAAGCTTGTAGCTGCAAACTGTCCGTATCTGAAAGTCGGGTCCCGGACACCGAACATGAGAATTGACGAGGAACAGACCGGACAGCTCCGGTTTGCGTAGGAGGTAGAGCATGGATAGATTAACAAAAAGGTCGCATAATGGAACGGCTATCTATAACACACCAAGCGGAGAACCCGTTAAATGGGAAAATAACAGACATAATGTGCTTCAAAAGTTGGCAGATTACGAAGATGCAGAGGAACATGGATTGCTTCTGAAACTGCCATGCAAGGTGGGGAGCACACTTTGGAGTAATGATTTCGGAACGACTTGTCCTTATGAGGTTACTGGATTTTCTTATAAAAATCTGAACGATGATGAAGATGATGACGATTGCGATTACGGAGATGAAATTGTTTTGCATTACCGAAGTTGCGGTGGTGCCATGACTGGGAAATTTGCGGAATCGGAAATTGGCAAAACCATATTCCTCACTCGTGAAGAAGCAGAGAAGAAACTGGAAGAATTGAGAGGTACAGAATGAAACCACTTGAAGTATGGAGAATAATCAGTAGCAATATGAACGAATTGGCAAATATGCGAAATGCACTATATCCGCAGGGCAAGGGATATTCCCAAGAAGAAGTGCAAGCCGAGGTTATGTGTTATGAAGCATTGAGGAGAATGGAGGAAGAAAATGAGTGATGTAAAACTTTTGCCGTGTCCGTTCTGCGGTGGAGAAATAAAACTGGATGAAGATGATTTTTATATGTTCTGCTGTGATACCTGCGGTGCAGGAATAACATTCGCACATGAATTAGAGGATGGAACCGCAGAAGATTGCACAAAAGAGGAAAGCATTGAAAGTTGGAACACCCGCAAGCCTATGGAACGGATTGTGGAGCAGTTGGAAGATATATCAAAAGTGTACTGCGAAGAATACCATCAGCAAGAAGGTATATTATGGTTGCAGGATGCAGTAGAGATTGTAAAGCGAGGTGGAGCAGATGAATGAGAATGAAGCAATGAAAGATTTAATAAAACACAGGCAAGGGTCAGCTAGAGAGGTTGAAAGACTGAAAAGTGATGGACGGGACTTCTCACATTTTCAAACATGTGTTGATTCTATTGACATAGCAATCAAAGCACTCGAAGAAATCCAACAGTACAGAGAACTCGGAACTGTTGAAGAACTGCGAGAATCAATGGAAATGAAGCAGAAGTACGAAAAACAATGGATTGATGATATAAACAATCCTCTTGAGCCGCTGAAACTGTCAAGTGCTTTGCAGAGCGAGATTTTTAAGCTCGAATACAGGAAAGCCAATAAGCCGAAAGAAATCAATATTCTTGATTATACGATTATATACGCTTTAAAAGATTGCTTGGAGAGATATTCGGGAATCAGGGAGGAGTAGACATGCAGGAAGTATTTGAGAAGATAAAACAAAGAATTATGATTGCTGCGACGGAAGCTTGCGGATATGCTCCTTTGACAAGAGCCGTGGCGGAGAGTGAGCTGAAAGATATCATGGAACAAATTGCCGCCGAGTACAACAATGGTTGGATTCCATGCAGCGTAGAACTTCCACCACAACCGAAAGAAAATCCCGTGTTTGACAGTAAACCATTGGAATTGTACCTTGTTGATTGTGGAGAAGAGTATTCATTTAGAGCATTTTGGAACGGAAAAGATTTTACAGATGGGTGGAGCAAGTTGAATGTTATCGCATGGCAACCGCTACCAGAGCCATATCAGCCGAAGGGAGATTGAGAAGAATGGCGAATCAGAAATACTGTGATAAATGCGGATACATAAAAGAACAGTGCGAATGCGGGAAAACAAAAACAAACGCTGACCGCATCCGTTCCATGAGTGATGAAGAGCTGGCAGAGAAAATGTTCGAACTTGAGAACAAGGAACTATGTAAGGTAATTCCATTCTGTAAAAGTACAGATGAGTGCACAGATATAATGGACAGCGGGGAACTGATACCGGATGAGTTATGCAAACAGTGCCTGGTTAAATGGCTGCAGTCAGAAGTGGAGGGATAGATATGAAGATTAAAAGTATATTAGAATTTTGCTCTTGTAAAGGGTGCAGAAAAAAATATGATTTTGATATTGAACTTAAGGCAGGAGGTAAGAGAAAAAAATTTAAGCTGTGTGAGGAGCATACTAAAGAACTCATGAGAATTGGAAAGCTGAAAAGTGTAACATTCGAAGAAACGATAAATGTAGAGTAAATAAGCAAATTCGCGTTTGTGAATTGCTAAAAGTGAAGAGGACCTTGATAATTGAATATTGGTGGTTGGAGTGATATGATTATATAAAATAATGACGAAAGGTAGTACAGTAAGTATGAATATAACAATAACAGAACCAGCTGGAACCAGTGGCGAAATAATTATTGGAATATTTACAGCTTGTGTTTCAATAATTACATTTATCGTTGGTGCTATTATAGAAAGTAGGAGAGAAAAAAGAAGATTTAAACAAGAAAAGACTATGCGATTGCTAGATGAAAAAATTATTGCATATCAAAATATGTATGCAGCTATTTTGGAATATAAGTCATATTTTGAACTTTTCATCGATGGTGGAAACGAATATAAGGAAAGTGCAGATGCCAGTGAATTTGCACCACTTGCTTCAAATCAGAAATTTAGAAATGAGTACAATTTATACTCACTGTATTTAAGTGAAGAATTATGTAAGATTTGCCTAAATACATTAGAAAACGGGGAAATTCTTAATAATCTTGCAATTTCTATCCATAGTGATGCTAATATGGAAGATAGCGTAGAACCTAGTTGTATAAATGTTTTAAACAATATCCAGAAATGCATAGACCAGATCAGAGTGGAAATAAATGTATAGCAGTTACCAACCGTCAATATTCGATGGTTGGTATTTTTTTGCGCAAAATTTGAAAGGGGGAATGTACTTGGATGAAAAAGAAATATACGAAATTTGCCAGAGTGTAGATGCATTTATTGCGGACTATCTGGCAGAATCCATTATTAAGGGGACAAGCTATGATCTTATGGAAGCACACCACGGAATTCTCCCAATATCTCGAAATTGTTTCTACCGCCGCCGCAGGATCGTACAGCGGATCATTAAGCAGAGGTTAGGGCGGATCGAAGAGGAACAGAGCGGCCAGATGCGGATGGTGTGGTAAAAATTTCCATTTGACATAATCGAACACATGTTTTATCATTAGGCATATAAGGAGGTAGCAAATGGGAGAAAAGCCAAACAACGAGCTTACGGATAAAGAAAGAGAAATGTATGAGTATATTGTGAAGCACATGGAAGAAAATTTAATTTCTCCATCTTTTCAAGAAATCTGTAAAGGAGTAAACACAAAATCAAAGTCATGTGTGCATTATAGGCTTAAAAAGTTAATGGAAAAAGGCTATATAACTCTGCGAGAAGGGGAACCAAGAACAATTCGCCCAATTGGGTATAAATTAGTAAAAGAAAGCGAGGAGTAAAGCATGTATACAAAGTTGTTGTCAGTAATTGCCATTATAGAAATAATGTGGGGAACAATATTTTCGGTATTATGTGTACTAAAAATGACATTAAAAGATATTGCAAGATCTAGTTCGTTGGGAGGAATTGGAGATGGGTGGAAAACCAATCTTACACAAAGACACTATGCGCGATGCGGAATTTTGTACATAGTTTTTGGAAGCCTGCTGCAAATATATATGGTGTTTGCTGGAGACATAACAAGGGTTTCATTTTGGATAGCCACTGCAATTGTGGTTATTATACCTTCTGTATTCGCGGTATGGAGCACAAGAAGATATTTGAATCAACTGAAAAATGATATTAAACATTAAGATACTTTGAGAAGAGAGGAAAAACAACCTCTCTTTTTTCATGCCTTAAATTGGTACAAATCCTCTGAAATACTGTTTTATAATTATGGTATGAGGAAAGGACTAGGCCATGTATAGAGCACAGAGAAATTATGAAAACGTACAGCGGATGTTGTTTGACGGAATTGGTCGGTACGACATTCCGGAGTTAGAACCTACGCAATTTGATAATGCGGAGTTTATTGGATTCAATTATGCAAAGAGTGCCAAGAACTGCGAGGATAAAGCGGTGCATTTCTTTCTGGATGATTACCAGTTTAATAGGGTGTGGACTGATCCAGACAGATATATTCCCATGTTGCAGAAATTCAAGTATGTGCTTACACCGGATTTCAGCCTGTACACAGATTTCCCGAAGCCATTGCAGATCTATAACCATTACCGCAAGCATTGGCTCGGTGCATACTGGCAGATGCATGGTATTAACGTTATTCCAACAATTTGTTGGAGTGATCGGGATTCGTTCGAGTGGTGCTTTGATGGAGAACCTACACAAAGTGTTGTTGCGGTTTCTTCCGTTGGAACACAGAACGGCAGCGAAAAGAAGCAACGGTTTCTGGACGGATATTTTTATATGGTGGAGAGGTTACAGCCTACACAAATTATTTTTTATGGTAGAGTTCCGGATGAATGCAAAGGGAATATTGTACATATTAAGCAGTTTAGTGATAAGTGGAATGAAGCGGAGGTGGCGCAGTGGTAATGAATTTACAGTATTTTGGTGGTCGCGGTAGCTCTAGCGGATTTGGCAAAGAAAACGGAAATGTTGTAATTCAGAAGAGACCGGAACCAAATGCTCAAGGATATTCGTTTTACATGACCGGAAACAGAGATGTGATAACGAATTGGGATGATGAGGGGAATTATCACAAAAATGGATTAAAGAAAAAAGAGTCTATTCGGCAACGCTTTTCTACACAAGAAGAGGCGGTCAAGTATGCTAAGAAGAATGGATATAAATATCTAAATCTTTGAAAGGAATATAAATGGGTGGAAGAGGTACGAGCAGTGGAATAAGCACAAATTCCATTACGATTTCAAACGGGATAAAACGAGAAATGCTTAGCAAGGGATTGAACAGCAAATTTAAAGGCGTGCAAAGAGACGCAAAAGCTGGCACTGGCAGTTTTACTTACAAAGACGCAAGAGCGATTGGGAGTGCTGATGCCCTGAAAATGGATATTCTTAGAGTATATGAAAATAGTAACAATACCCTTGTTGAAGGAATAATCCGAGGAAAACACGTTTTTTACGCAAACAAAAATTCGGATAGTACGATTCAGAAAATAAAAAATAATATAGACAAGAAAAAGCAAAAACAAATCCGCGATTCGCAGGAAAGACCGGAAATCCGAACCACAAGCACTTACGACAGATGGAAGAAAAACCACGACAAAAATTTTGATGCATGGTTTAATGGAGGAAGAAAATAGATGGGCGGCAGAGGTTGGTATAGCGGTTTAGATACCATAAAGCAAATTACGGTAAATATGGATGGAAATAATGTTACATACCGCAGTAAAAAGGGAAAGACATGGAGAATTGGAAATGGAAACAGTGTGGAAGACACAGTTCCAATGACATTAAAGGAAATTGAGAATAGAGCCAAGAAAGCCGGGTATTCTGTGAAAACCTACACCAACAAAGAATATGCACGATATGAAAAGGAATACCGGAAAGAAAGAGAGAAAACAAGTAAGCAGCTGGACGAGCTTTGGTATAAAGCTGGCCCGAGACCAAGAAAAGGCATGAAAGGGCATTGATTCCAGTAAAAGAAAGGAGATGATCGGTTGGCAGCAAAGAAGAATCCATTGAGCGATAAGGCATATGAACTGTATAAAAGCGGTATGAAGCTGGTAGATATCGCTACTCAATTGAATTGTTCTGATGCTACTATCCGGACATGGAAGAATAGATATAAATGGGATGATAATGCAAGTGAAACGTTTCAGAAGAAAAATGAAACGAAACGCAACGTTTCAAAAAATAAAGATAAGACTACAGGAAAGAAGCTGACACCAAAGCAGGAAGCATTTGCAGCTGAATACATCAAGAATGGTGGAAACGCTACACAGGCGGCAAAAGCGGCGGGGTACTCTGAAAAGGTGGCTGGAATAACAGGGCACGAGAATCTAAAGAAACCTAATATTTCAGAGAGAATTGCCGAGCAAATGGAGTATATCGAGAAAGAACAGCACCGAGACATCATGAGCCTTGCAGACATACAGGAACGCAGAAGCAAGATAGCAAAGGGAGAGGTTGTTGACGGACGTGGATTAAAACCGGAGTTTACAGATCAGCTTAGGGCTATGGATGGTTTAGAAAAGGCATTAACCATTGCAGAAAAGCAGAAGATCGAGCGCGAGGAAAAGGAGAAGCGTGAGAAAACGCCCCTTTGGACGGTACCGATTACAGACATTACTTCCGACTTCGTGGAGATCTACCGGATAGTGCATGAAGCCTTTGCCGGCGAGATAGATGTGCATGAGATCGTGTCTAAGGGCGGTCGTGGTTCTATCAAGTCGAACTTCTGGGGAGACCTGGCATACGAGACCATCCGACAAGATCCACAGGCGCATATTGTATATACCAGACGATATAAGATTGATCTGCGCGGATCTGTATACAATCAGTTCATGAAAACCGTGATCCGCTACAACGATCTGGATAACTGGGATTTTAAGCAATCACCTATGTGCGCGGTATATAAACCAACCGGACAGATGGTAATGTTCGTGGGAGCGGATAAGCCTATTTCTCTTAAATCGTTTAATGTGCCATTCGGATATGTAAAGATGCTGATCCACGAAGAGTGCGACGAAATGGCAGGTGTGGAGCAGATGGATAATATAGAGGACACCTTCCTGAGATCGGACACCCCTGCACTCGATATAAAGATATTCAACCCGCCGAAATCAAAGAACAACTTTATGAATCAGTATGTGGAAGAGTGCCGGATTAAACCACAGACCAGAGTGTGTCACAGCTATTATTTTAATGTGCCAGTAAAATGGCTTGGTAAACGATTCTTCGAGCGTGCGGAGTGGTTTAAGGCACATAAGCCGCTATATTACCGCAACAATTACCTGGGGGAAGTAACCGGTACAGGTGGCGGCATCTTTGATAATGTGGAAGAGCGGACCATCACGGATGCAGAAATTGAGAATATGCCATTTTTTTATCATGGTCTGGACTTTGGATTTGAGCATCCACAGACATTTCAAAAAGCATGGTATGACGAGGATACGGACACATTGTACTGTGTGGATGAGGTGTACGCCAAGAAATGTAAAAATAGCACATTTGCTAGGAAAATCAAAAAATATATTACAGAGGAAATTATATGTGATTCTGCCCGACCGGATGCAATTGCAGAGATGCAGGATTGGGGATTTAATGCAATCGGCGCTAAGAAGCGCTGGGGATCCGGCAAAGGTAGAGACTATTGCTGGGAGTGGTTGCAGCAGACCACAAAGATTGTGGTTGATCCGGAACGATGCCCGCACCTTGCACATGAGCTGGCAACATTGGAGCATGAGCAGTTGGCAGACGGTAGCTTTTCAGATGCGTACCCAAAGATTGGCGAGGACTGTGTAATGGCGCTGATCTATGGATTGAACCGTGTGATTATGGAGAGCCGCCGCAACAATGGACTTTATGATGATGAGATAGACGAGGAGGAAGAGGATGATGAAGAATACGAAGAGTAAGCATTATGTTCTTGTGGACAAAGAATCAAGAGAAGTGATTGCGTGTATTTCCGATAATGGCAAAGAGAATATTCTGCGGAAGGATGTCGAATTGAAAGTATACGAAGGCACAGAGCCGGTATTTACCGAGACAGATCGTGGAGTGTTACTGAAAGATAATGCATTTACTATGAGATTGTAGGTGGTGACGTATGAACATATTCACACGAGTAAAGGAGTTTTTCATGAATTTATTCAAAACAAGTGCAGAGAAAGAATTTAATGTTGATATTATCTCCTCTGATCTGATGGAGATGGCACAGATCGAGTGGCAGAACATCATTAAGGGTAGACCGTACTGGATGAGAAAGACTGTGCGCACAATCAATTTTGCAAAGTTTCTCTGCTATTACACCAGCAAAAAGACCTGTCTGGATCTCAATGTGACAATCAGCGGTAGTGACAGGGCGGATTATATCAATCAGTGCATTGGTGCAATGATCCAGAAGTCTATCCGGGATAAAGTAGAAGATGCCTGTGGTGCCGGCGGGATTATCTTAAAGCCTAATGGCACATACAATCCGGCCGGAGCAATCGACTATGTAATGCCGGGTAGTTTTGCAGTAACGGAAAAGAACAGCAATGGGGATATTCTGGGCGTTATCTTTATTGACCGACAGATCAAGGGTGATGATTACTATACAAGATTGGAGTATCAGCATTTCACCTCTTCGATTGGCGAGGACGGGGAAAACACAGGACGTACATATACGATTGAAAATAAGGCTTTTAAGTCCAGAGGTAGTGACAGCCTGGGGCGCAGCATTGCACTGACGGATGTACCAGAGTGGAAAGACATTCCGGAATCAATCACAATTTCCAATGTAGAAAAGCCACTGTTCGGGTATTTCAAGATGCCGTATAACAATACGATTGATTATGCATCACCAGAGGGGGTGGCCGTATTTGCGAACTGTATCGAGGAGTTGCGCAATCTGGATGTGGCATGGAGCCGAAAAGATGATGAGGTGGACGATTCACAGCATATCACATTTATCGATGAAAATGCGCTGATGAAACGTGATAAGAATACCGGGGATAAGGCAAGGGTTGAACTTCCGAGATTTGTAAAGGGCTTAAAGATGGGAGTTGATGCACAGAGCACGGTTGATGAGCATGTGCCGACACTGCTGACAGATCAGAGAGTGGCGGATATCAATTCCGTTCTTTCCATGATATCCACAAAGGCAGGATTCTCACAGGGGCAGTTTGTTCTTGATCGCAAGACTGGCATTGCCACAGCAACAGAGATTGAGAGTGATGATAGCGAGACAGTAGAAACGATTACAGATATCCGGAATGCACTTAAAACAGCTATTAAAGATCTGGTGTATGCGCTGGATAAATATTGTGATGTATTTTTCAATATGCCGAGCGGATATGTGAATGCACTTGATGAGGATGTGGCAGACGAAGATGTATTCTATTTCAAAGACCTGCTGGCATCATTCGAACAGGACCGCACCCGCGCATACCAGCTGATGATGAATGGTGTATACAGCAAGCGCAAGTATCTAAAAGAATATGAGGGATTCAATGACAAGGAAGTTGATGAAATGTTTGCCGAGCGTGATGAAGAGAACGCCAGCCAGAGCAAAGATGGGTTATTTGGTGAGGAATAGACATGCGGTATAACCAAACTGTGGGATGCGCAGATATCCACATAGACACCAAAAGAATAGATAATAATATACGGAATGCACAGAAGTTGTTGAATATGCAGGTGGTCGCAGACTGTGATGAATACATACCAATGGCACAGGGAGCCTTGCGCGGATCTGCAAATTATCCGGATGGAATATATGGCGGACAGGTGGCATGGAATACCCCGTATGCACATTACCAGTACATGGGTGAACTGTATCTGACGGAAGACGGTCGATCTTTTGCGGATAAAGGAGAACGGAAGTACCCTGCTGGAATGCCGCTTGTACAACATGCGCCCGGAGCTACAGACCACTGGTTCGAGCGAGCGAAGGAAACCCACGGGAAACAATGGCTTGAACTGGTAAAACGAGAGGCAGGAAAAGGATAGATGCTTACACCAGATTACTTTTATGGAAAATCTGACAAGTTAATAGAGATGTACCAGGAGTTGGAAGATTGGATTTTGCAGGATATTGCCATGCGTTTGATAGAATCCGAGAGCCTATCCGGAACAGCAGACCGCGAACTGTGGAAGCTGCAGCAGATGGGATTGCACCGGCAGGAGATCGTAAAACGTATTTCGGAGTTGACAGGCAAGAGCCGGAATGAAGTGCGCCGGTTGTTGCGAGAGAGTGTGCTCACTTCGTTTTCTGACGATAAGGGTGTACTTGAACGGCTGGCAGATGTGCAGCCACCACTGCAGAATAACATGGTGATTGCTGCAATGAATGCTGAACTGATGAAGACATTCGGAGAGTTGAGCAATCTTACAAACACAACCATAGACCAATCACAACGGGATCTGCTGAACCTTCTGAACGAAGTAGATTTTCGTGTGGCGAGTGGGTTGCAGTCCTACAGTAGTGCAATCTGTGAGGTGTTGGATCGGTATGCGGAGAATGGTATGCGTGTGGATTATCCAACCGGTTCCCGGAGATCGTTGGAAGCCGCAGTTCGCTGTTGCATTGTAACATCCATGAACCAGACCGCCGCACAGGTTACGAATAAGTATATTGTGGAAGCTGGGGCAGAATATGTTCTGGTGTCCGCGCATATGGGCGCGCGACATGACAAGAATAACCCTACAGGCTTGCAGTCTCACGATTGGTGGCAGGGAAAAGTATATAAGATTCGCGGTTCTGATCCGGATGCACCGAACCTTCTTGAAGCTACCGGGTATGATATAGACCCACAGACCGGAGAAGGGCATGTGGTTAATCCTCTGGGATTGCATGGGTATAATTGCCGGCACTCACATAAGCCGTGGGATAAGTCCTTGCGCAATCCGTATGTGGATGCAGACGGAAACCCAAAAATTGATGCGCATGAGAGCCAGCAGCTATATGATCTGCAGCAACAGCAAAGGGCAATGGAGCGCGCTATCCGAAAAACAAAACGGCAGTTACTTGTGAAAGAACAGGAGATGAAAGCGTTCCCTGATGATGAGAACATCTGTGGGGACTATGATAAGCTGGCATACAGACTCCGGATGCAGAACCGGAAGTATGGAGAATTCTGCGCAGAGAATGACTTACAGCGGCAGAGTGATCGCGTAAAGGTTGCTGGATTCAAGAAGCCGCAGGCGGCAAAGGCAAACGGCAGAGCCGCGGCATATGTAAACACACTTTAAATTGGTACAAATATTCGGAGGAAATGTAGTAATATAATATTGCAGATGTTTTCTAACCATTTGTGAACCTCCTTTTTATTCATAATCGTGGAAAGTGCCTTGAAATATAGGCACTTTTTCAATTTCTAAAATTGGTACAAATCTTTTAAAATCCCATGTTACAATAATATAGTAGAGAAACGGAGGTGGGGCATGGATAAAATACAGGCACTAATTGCAGAAAAAACAGAGCAGATAGCAAAGGCTATCAAGAGCGGTGCATCTGTGGAAATCCACGCTTCCAAAGACGGAATTAAGGTGTATGAAATAAGAAAGAAGGTACTCAAATGACAAAAAACAAGAAGTTCATTGTTATTGCTGTATCGTTATCTCTTGCCGCAAGTATGCTGTTTGCGGGATGTAGCGAAGCTGATAAGGCAAATTACAATATTTCCAAGCAGGCGGATTATTTCGAGTCCGAGAGAAAACTTACTGTTTACAATGCCAGAACTGATACAATCATTCTTGAAACAGAAGGTTATATGTCTATATCCAATAATGATAATGGAGAGTTGGTATGTACCGTAAAGACCGGGAAAAACACATACAAGAAGAACTATGTGTATTTGAATGAAAATACAATGTATGTTGTGGAAGATATTACTGGAACACATACGGATCCATACCACTACAAAATGTATTTCCATACCGAACAGCCTGTCAGTGTGGAAACAAAACCATAATCTTATATATGGCGCATAGAAATGGCTATGCGTAACGACCAAGCGGGGTCAGTTCCTTAGAGAGATCTAGGGTGCTGGCCCCGTGTTTTTTTATTTCCGGCATTTGTTTGGTAAACCGCAGCTAATCAATCGGGAGCACTGCCGGGGGTTCGATTCCCTCAATGCCGACTGCCAGCTATGGATCAAATAGCAACTCATTCGCGCCGGGCTGACCGGATTAACAACTTTTAAGAAAGAGAGGAACTCGTAAATGAATATTATCGACAAACTGAAAGCTCTTGGTGTTGAGATTACACCAGAAATTGAAAAGGCGTTTCCTGGGGAATTCGTATCGGATCTGGAAGTGCAGAAGAAAAATGAAAAGATTACAACCTTGGAAAATGAGAAGAAAGATCTTGAAACCAAACAGGAGAATCTTGAAAAGGAACTGCAGGCCATGAAAGATGCCGCCCCAGATGCTGATGCACTGAATCAGAAAATTGCGGATTTGACTGCAACACTCGAGACTGAGCGCAAGGAACGCAAGGAAAAGGACGAGATTGCAAGACTTGACAGCCTTGTGACAGATTTCTTTGCAGATAAGCATTTTGTTAATGCTATTACAGCGGATGCAATCAAGAAACAGCTTGTTGAAACCCTTAATTCGGATGAAGCGAGAGGAAAGAGCGTTTCTGATCTGTTCGATGCAATCGTAAAGGATGAGAAGGGCAATTACAAGCCGGATATCCTCATTGACGACAAAACATTCCAGGCGCAGCAGAAGCGTAGCCAGATTGTCGGGAATAACATCAACCAGCCAGACGGAGCAAAACTGTCTATGGCTGAACTTATGAAAATGAAAAATCAGAACCCAGATATGGATATCACACCATATCTGAGACGAGGAAAGGAGAAATAATAAATGGCATTATTTGACTTAGTAAATTTTAATGGCGAAGTATTCGACGCTGCAGTGCGCGAGACACCGAACCTTCGTCTGAATGAATTGCTTCATTGTGGCGCTATTGTGGAGCGCGGGGAGTATGCTCCTATGCTGCCGGATCAGAAGGGCGGCAACTTTATCACAACTCTGATTAAGGCGCGGCTGTCTGGAAAGACCGTGAACTATGACGGTAAGACAAACATTACGGCAGAGGAGCGCGGAAACTATTCTATGGGGCGTATCGTTGTTGGACGTGCGCAGGGATGGACGGAAAAGGACTTTGTTTCCGACATTTCCGGTGACGATTATTCTGCAGCAGCGGGAGAGGTTGCAGAATTCTGGGATGATGTAGACCAGGATACGCTTCTTAGCATCCTTAAAGGCGTGTTCTCTATGGCTACCGGAGAGGGAAAGAACTTTGTAACAAAGCACACCTACGACATTTCCGCAAATGAGGACGGTACTTTTGGTGCCACAACACTCAACACCGGTATGCAGGCAGCGCTTGGTGATAAGAAAGCAAACTTTGCGCTTGTTATTATGCATTCCCGCACCGCCACTATTTTGGAGAACCTTAATCTCTTAGAGTATATGAAGTACACAGACGGAAACGGAATCGAAAGAAACCTTCCGCTGGCAACCTTAAACGGCAGAATCGTGCTTGTAGACGATACTATGCCGACAGAGGAAGTCAAAGAATCTTCTCCGGGCGAAGGAGACGGATATACAAAATATACTACCTATGTTCTTGGAAACGGGGCAATTGAGTTTACAAACTGTGGTGTAAAGGTTCCATCCGAGATGGATCGTGATCCGGCAAAAAACGGTGGAGAAACAACTCTGTATACAAGACAGAGAAAAGTATTCGCCCCATACGGCATTTCTTGGAAGAATACAAGCATCGTATCTCCAACAACTGATGAACTGGAAACAGGAACAAACTGGGAGATTGCGCACAACAATTCTTCTGATAAGAATGCTACTTATCCTATCAAGGCGATCAATATTATGAGAATCATTACCAGAGGGTAGCAGGAAGGGGATTTCTGATGGGATATACCACATTTGATTTCTATAAAGAAAAATACTATGGGGATTCTATCGTGGAATCCCTTTTCCCAAAGTGGGAAGACCGTGCATCCATGAAGCTGGATCAGTTGACCTATGGAAATATCAATGATGATACCCGAACAGAGTTTGATGAGCGTATCCAGAAAGCCACATGTGCACTGGCAGATCTGCTCTATAAGATCGATTTCAAAACCAATCATGCGAACGATCCACAGGAGGGCAATGTAAAGTCCATGTCTTCGGGTGGGCAGTCAATCAGCTTTGGGAGCAACGAAACACTTGTTGATAAGGTACTGAATGATAAGACGGCACAGAACCGCCTTTGTTATGACACGGCATGTGAATATCTGTCCGGCACCGGATTGCTTTATGCGGGGGTGGAGTGATGGGGCTTGGATTGTTTTACAACGACACGGTGACACTGTTTAACTGCTTTTGTGATCCGGACACCGAGGAAGAAAAGTGTTATCTGACATTATTGGAGAATGTGAACCTTGTGGAAACCAAGGGCGCGAATGTAACCAAAAGCGGCATGGATAGCGCGGATGCAGTAAAGCTCTATGTTGATTTGGGGAAGATACCAAAGCCGTACATGGAGCCGAAAGCGTGGGACGCTCTTTCAGGTAAGGAAAAGCCGAACTATATCACATTCCACCCGACAGATGATTTTTTCATTAAAGGCGATCATACGGATTTGGAGATCCCGGATTCCGGTGCTTACGAATGGGCGCATGACAATCTGGATTCTGTATACAAGATAACAACGGTAGACAAGTATGAGGATGTAATGCCTCATTTTGAGATTGGGGGTGTGTGATGGGAGAAGTAGAAAAACTGACCATAAAAGACGCGGAAAGCGCACAAAATGCGGTGCTGGATCTGATTTTGCAGTATCCGGATTTTCCAAAAACTTTTAAAGCCAGCAACAAAAACGTGAAGTGGAACAGTATCAACACTGATACTTCCATCGGAATTTACCCACTGTCCGGTGCGCGGTACATAAAGAAATATGTGAGTGGCAGCTATACCGCACAGATGCCATTCCAGATTGTATACCGCAGTTCCCCGACAAGCAACAAAACATCCATTGATGCGCAAATGGTTTTGGAGAATTTGAGCAAATGGCTGGAAGATACCGGGATTGAATTTGCCGATCCACACATGACATTACAGGAAATCGCACGCACATCTGTAGTCTTGCCAATTATGCAGGATGAAAAACAGATGGGATACGGCGTAAATATGCAACTTATATATTTTTACAAAAAATAACAGGAGGAAATATACATGGCATTAGATCGTACCAACATGGTGTCCTTATTGGATATCGGAACACTTACAGGCCCCACAGAGAAAATTGTGGAGATGGGTGATGGATTCACAGAGATCACAGAAGACCTGGGACCCAACACAGAATCTAAACAGTATGTAAACATGAAAAATGCATCTAATACGGTAAAGGGATATGCGCTCTCCATGACGCCATCCCGTGAATATCTGTCTGATGAGATGCAGAAATGTATTGACACGCTTTTTAAAACTCTGCCTACTGGCGAGAAGTGCAATACAAACTATTACCGTTTCTTCAAGACGGATATTACAGGCGGAACAGGTGATTGTATGCGGTTCCCTGTGACGGTGTGCCCGTCCAGTACCGGTGGCGCCGGAGGGGATGCACATACAACTTCGATCCAGATCAACGGAAATGGAGATCCGGAGCTTGGAACAATCACTATCGGTACGGATGGCTCTTTCACTTGGAAGAAAAAGGATGCTGATAAAAAAATAGGTGTTAATTAAAATTAACATATTCGGGGCACGTACCTCTCTTTCGCGCCCCGGATTAAGAGAGGATGGTAATGATGGCAGATATTAGAAATATTTCTTTTGATAATGGAATCAAGAAAATCGAAGTGAATGACGTGGATGGGAACCATATCACAACACTTTTAATCAATACGGCGGATGCGGCCACAGTAAAGAGATTTGTGGAGCTGGCAAATAATCTGGAGGATGTAGTTAATTCCGGTGAGGATAAGATTGCAGTCTACAAAGAAAAGTACAAGGAATACGAACATAAAGAGTTTGATGATCTTCCGGACGATGTGAAAACGAATATTATCGTGGATGCTTCAGACATGCACATTGGTATTCTGGAGGGAATGATTCGGGAAATTGATGCACTGTTTGGAAAAGATACCATTAAAAATGTTTTCCATGAGTGCTATGAACTGAATGAGAATTTCGTGCCGGATGAAGATGCTCTGGTAGATTTCGTGAACACTGTAATGCCGGTGATGAACGAATTATTTAAGACGAGAACAGAAGCAATCCACAGGAAGTATTCTCCGAACCGTAAAGCACGGAGAAACAGACACAACAAGGGCAAAAACCAGTTAATTCAGGAACATAAGGACACAAAGAAGAATGAATAATGTTTTTCTCGACGATCTGCCGGAAGAGTGGCACGGGTACAAAGTGAATACAGATTTTACGATTGGCATCCAGATGCTGCAGGCGAAATATGATCGCGCACTGACGGATTATGAGAAAAGCGATATGTTCGTGTGGCTCATGTTTGCTGATGAAGATGAGAACGGGGAAGAGCATCTTCGGGATCATCCACAGGGGAAAGATCTTGGCGAATGTGTAGAGTGGTTTCTCTCCGGTTGGTTCCATGACAACCCGGATCCGGACATGGACAAGGCACGAGTGGTTGACTACGATGTTGACCAATGGCGCATTTATGCTGACTTCCGGCAGATCTACGGTATAGATCTTGCCACCACGGATATGCACTGGTGGATGTTCTGCGGTCTGCTTTGGAATATGCCGTATAAGCTATCCAGTTTTTTACAGGTGGTATCGAAGCGGCAGGAGAAGCCCGACAACAATACATCGGCAGAATATCGCAAGGCATTGCGCAAGGCACAGAAGATCTATGCATTGGATCAGCCGGAAGAAAAGAGAGAGTACACAGCAGAAGAAAAAGCCAAAATTGACGATTATGATCGCATGATGGCAGAAATTCGCGGCAGAAAGTAGGTGAGCGGATGGCAGATTATGATGGCAGCGTAAGATTTGACACACAAATAAATACGAAAAACGCATCCAGTCAGTTGTTGCGTCTGGAAAATCAGATTTCTAAAGCTGCACGAAAAGCATCTGATCTTACCGAAAAAATGAGGGAAATGGAAAAGCAGACCACCCCAACAGATGCTTATAGAAATTTGCAAAACGATTTAGAAAAGGCAAATAATGAATTGCAGTCGCTGGTTAGCAATTCTAAAGAATGGGAAGATATTGGAATTACAAGTGGACTTGCTTTTGACAAGTTAAGGCAAAAAATAACTGCAGCAGAAGAGAATGTCCATAAAATGACTGCCGAGATGGAAAAAATGAAGGCAAATGGGACAGCGTTTATAAGTAAAGATGCAATCCATGCTACAGACGAATATAAAAAGTTGTCCTCTCAGCTTCGAGATACGAATGAACAAATGCAAGTTCTTGCACGCCGACACGAAGAATTGGCTGCGAAAGAGAATAAGGTTTCCGGCAGCGCTAAGAGCGCAGGAAAGAGCACGGGGAGCTGGCTTGACAATTTTTCAGGGAAAACCAGAAAAGCAAGCGGTTTTGTAAGTGCCTTCGCGTCCAGAATTAGAGGAATTGCGCTTTCCTTGTTTGTATTTAACTGGATAACGCAAGGCTGGAATGCAATGATTTCTGCCGTAAAAGACGGCACCCAGAATATGGCAAGGTATTCCAGTGATGTGAATGCAAAAATGTCGGCTCTTGTTAGTGCGGTAGCAACTCTCAAAAATGCATTCGGGGCATTAGCCGCTCCGATTATAAGTGCAGTCGGGCCAGCGCTTACCTACCTTATAAATATGCTTACAGCCGCAATCAATAAGGTAAACCAGTTTATATCAGCACTGACAGGGAAAAAGACTTGGACGAAAGCCACTACCCAAACGAAGAATTATGCAGCCGGACTTGATGCAGCCGCCTCGACA